TCCTAGCGTTGTTCGACAGGTACAAGTTATCCAACGACTGACGCACCAGCGTTGACTTGATAAGCTGGAGATCCATCGTCCGATCAGCCATCGACTGACCGAAGAACTTGTGCGGAATCGGGAACGGGCAAATCACATGGAACGGCACATAATCCACAGGCACATTGGCTTTAGAGCCGTCAGCACGAGTCAGAATCATCTGGTTGCTGAAGAAGATCTGCCGCAACTCAGCCAGACCATCACCGTCTGAGTCAACGTAGATATAACACTCGAAAACCTCGACTTCTTGCATAGATTCGTCGAGACTTTCCTGTTCGAACGGTTCTTCACCAGGCGAATACCGAGCAATCCGCTCCTCTGTAAAGTCAAGCGAGTTATACGCAGGCAGGCTAGAAACCTCATCCCGGTCAAACCCCATCGCCACCAGATCCGATCGTGGCACAAGGCGACGGTGAGCACAGAACGGAGACTTTTCCTGACCAAAAACAGCCTTCTTGCTGACGATGAATTCTTCCGGCGGCACAGACTCAATCGCCACCCGACCCGACTTATCCTTCTTTCGGACGGTAATGGTCGTTTTATTGGACACCATCGGCTGACCCATTGGGTCTAGCATAGGCTGCCCATCCGGCCCCATGACTTCCTCAGTCTCTACAGACTGTCCGACAATCTCTCGGGTGCCATCCAGCATCAGCAAGGCAATCTCATTGTCAGTGAGGTTCTGATACGTTTCCTCAGTGACATCGATCTGCTCGTCCCAATAACATTTAAGAGTGCCGGTCTTGGCAACCAGCGCATCCCAGAACCACTGATGTAGCAGCGCAAACCCTGGGTTGTCTTTGTAAAACACCCAGTTTGCATAATCAGTCGCTTGTTTGGCGCCTTCCTCATCCCCAGGGCCAACAGGCTCATACCGGGCAATATCATCGCTCGCGGTAAATACGCGAATCAGCTGAGGCAATGCGCCGTCTACGGATTCAGCAACCTCGCCAGTGACAATTTGACTACGCCCGTCGATCTCGTTGCCGTACGGGTTTCTAAGGTAGTAATTAAGCGCTTCAGCACGCTGGGCGGTTGTTTCGCTGTCCAGCATGCCAATGGCGTCATCAATCTCTGCACTCAGGATTGATGCAAGGCGTCCTTCATCCATTTTTCTGCTCGCTTGGTGTAGGGGCGCTTCTCTTCCTTTTCGGTGAGTAGCTGCCGGAGTTCGTTGATTTGCTGGCGCAGTTCTGCAATATCACGATCATAATCTCGCCGCAAAACGATATTGCCCTGTGGGACTAGCATTAGACCACCCAACGTGTGTTAACAGGCAAGGGTTTGCCCCAGTTCTCATTATTCATCATATCAAGCGATTGAGCAAGGTATCGGAAAGCATCAGCCGCATGAGAATGCTCATCGTGTAAAGGCGCACCAGCTTCTTGCGTAACCTGATTTATCTGCCGCCTGTAGCGTTTTAGGTGATTAACCAGCTCTGTACACCTGTCAGCATCGAAATAAGTGCGGGGAAATATCATCCTGGCTAACCTTATCCCTTCTTCTGGATTGCCTCTGGCTAATACTTGGACGTTTCTGCCGAGCGTCTGTAGAAGTTCCTGAGTGGACTTACCAGACTTAAAGTCTCGGTGAGCACCGTCGTGCGGTATGTAATCTGTGCCCCAGTTCCACTTTCTTTCTTGTAACTGCATTACGTAGCTGTCAATCGTTCGGTGAGAGTCTTCTATGTAATCGATCACCCGGACTTCTGATGCAACCCTCTGCACGCAGATAATCGACATAGAGTCGTTCCAACCCAAGTCCCACACCGTATGAACTTTAAGCTGAGGATCGTATGGCACAGCACGAATCCGGCCTTCTCTCTGGGTAGCTTCGATCTCATTAGCGTAAATAGCGCCCTCGACAGCCGGTCGGCACTTACCCTCCCATGTCGTGAGATAGCCAACAGGGTCACGGTCTAACCACTGTCTGCGCTCTTTATCGAGTTCAGGCGGGAACCACGGATTATCCTGCCAGTTCATCTCGATAATGACAGATTCTTCTGGCGGTCTAACAACAAACCGGCTGAAGGTTTCGTCTGTATCGAGTTCCGGGTTAAACGTCACCCATATCTCTGAGCCTGGCTTTCTGATCGTTGGTATCAGTACATCCCAGCTCTTCTTTGTAACGACCTGAGCCTCTTCCACCCAGCAGATATCGGTTCCCTCGTAGCTTTTTAGGTTGAAGACACCCTGCTGACGTATGCCTGCAAAGGTGAACTCTGTGCCGTTTGTGCCGAGAATCTTGTTCTCTTGGATGGTATAAAACTGATCTAAGCCTAGAGACTCGATCTGGTCTTTTAAAAGACGATGAACAGACTCTTGAATAGACTTCTGCGTTTCTCTTGCACAGAGAACCCGGATAGGCTTTGTCGCACCAATAGAGACTAGCGCCCGTGCTACCGACCAGCTCTTAGCACTACCTCGACCACCGTGAATGACTTTGTACCGTTTAGGCTGGAAGATAGGCAGCAGCTTGTGCGGTATTTCAATCCTGGTTCTGGATGCCGACAATCTCTAGTACCGTCTGGATAGGGCCACCGTTTGACCCTGTTACCTGCGTCTCAACTGGAATGAGTCTAGCCGCCAGCTTATAAAACTCTGTAAGGTGCTTTGGGTCTTCTTGCGCCCACTGCACCATCCTTTGAGTACCACCCAACTGCTCAAATGCCTCAGCAATCGCCTGCTTCATGCTGGCATGGACTCGATTAGGAGAACCCTTTGGACGACCTTTTCCTTGTCGACTCAAATTTTGATTCTGTATTTTACGATCTTCCACAAACCTGACTCCCTTGGGTTGGTCAGTGATTACTTACTTCGGTTCTGTATCAGCCTTGCAACGTACGGGTCTTTTTTTTGGTCTTTTGTTGGAGCAAACAGCGCCCTATTCCTGTTGTCCGTATTGTCAGGCTCGCATAGATAATACATTGCTAGACTGTTTCTTGTCACGCCTTGTGGACAATCTATCGGCTCTGGCAAACCGTGCCAGCTACCTCTAGTGTCGAATACCACCGCCCGGTTGTAGTTTGGGGTGATTGATTTGATTAGCGTATCTGGGTTGCTGTACAGACCTAGATGACCACCCCAGTCCTCTTGCCAGTTAGGGGTGAGGTAAACAATGAGATTCAGCCGCCTCTGTAACGGCAGCTTAGGGTGCATGTTGTAGTCTAGGTGGACGTTTAGCTTTCCACCCCTACCATGCTGATGTAACCCACCACCGTGTAGACCTATATCCGGGATGAGATTGCATTCTGTCAGCGACTCCAGCATGTAAAGCATTGATGAACTGCTGAAGTAGGTAAATGTCTTGTACGTCTCCGGCCCGAACCTGTCGTAGTGGTTGCAGGTTTGTTTTATCTCTAGCGGGTTGTCGTAGCGGAACCAGCACTTATCGTCTTGCGCTGGGAACTCTCTTGCTACAGGGTCTGGGTCTATCAAGAAATCGTCGATAATCGCATGCCAATACGGTTTTGTGTCGACGTATATTTTCATTTGTTTAACAAGCCGCGCACAATCAATTGGTCTATTGGAACATCATATGATTCTAAAGGAAACATCTTTCGTAGTTCTTCTATTGGGTAGTTCATCCTAGCCTGTACTGCTCTAGCTTCTGCTTCTCCTGCTAACCGACGATATGCTTCATCACCGTCAACAGGTTTTGTTCTCATGAATTCTTGGAGCTTTCCATACTCATAAAGCAAACCGTACCCTGGATGACTAGTTAATTGCTTCTCGTATACATCAAACGGAACTTTTCCCTCAATGTATTGCATCCCCAAATTATCGTTTAATGCTTTTATGGCAGCAAAGTCCGAATTTTGTTCAATTTGCCTGATTCTATTTTGGTTTTTTTGTATTAACTCACCAACATAATCAGCAGCACTTGCAGGGTTTCCACCAAGCGCAAATCCTTCTTTGTTCTGGATAGCGTGTTGCAACTCATGTCCCATTAGGCTTTTTCCAGACTGCATTCCATAACCAATGTCATCTCTAAATGAAACGCCGCCATCATAATATCCTTGAAACCTTCCTCCAATACCCATGTCTTTAGGATGTCTAATATTGAATTGTGTTTGCGCTAACTCAGGATATGCCTGATACAGTTCTGGATGTGAATATACATTACCAACTACACTCTGCATTGCACTTCTAGATGGCGCAGGCATTGCTTCCAGTCGCTTGTACAAGTCGCTGGCTTCTTGCGCTGTCATTGCTTTCGCTAAACTTCCAGCAGTCGCAGGCACGTCTTTGCCAAACATTTCTCTGAAATTTTCTTTGGCATCAGCAACACCAATACCTAACCTGTCCATAGTGTGTCGCAAATAACTAGCAGCAAATGCTTCATCTAGTTGTTTATTATATTGCTCTGTTTGCCTTGCAAATTCTGCTCCTGGTTTATATTCAGCAGGAAAATCGCTAATCTCTTGCCTTAACAAACCATCTGGCGATCTAAACGTGCCAGTTTGTAGGTAGGCATCTTTGTTCGACATTCCTTGTTTTTCTAATTTTTCAAATGCTTCCGCGCTTGCTTTGTTCCATGACTTAGATT